TCAGCGATAAATAACGCAAATATATCAGGAAATTCCTATTTCCTAGCCAGTATAGTTAAGGGCATCTCTAGCTCTTCCTATGCCGTTAGTTTGCAATTTCCGGGGAATGCCAACGTCGGTTGGGCGCTAAATGTTTCAGCTTCTGCATCTGCGGGGGAAACGGTTTCAGTTACGACGGGGTCTAACATAAATGATACCATAGTTATAGGAAATAATAGTTTGACTGGAGAGGCATATTCAACTGCACAAGGAAATGTGTTTATTGGTAGTTATGCAGCTGATACTCTTTTGACGGGGTCTTATAATGTTGGCATTGGAAACGGAACGTTGCAGAATATCACGACTGGGGCTTATAATGTTGTCATGGGGTATCAGTCGGGATTGGCAATTAATACAGGAGCCTATAATGCATTCCTTGGTTTCAGAGCGGGTCTTAATGTCACTAGCAATAATGGGAATACCCTAATTGGCTATCAAGCAGGAAACTCGTGCGTTACATCAAGCAATACAATTATTATCGGTAATGGGAATTATACAGTTAGTGACTGCCCTACATCATCGGTAACAAACTATATGAACATAGGGGGTGCGTTGATAGCGAGCTTATCGCAAGCAAACAATGTTCTTGCCATTTCAGGATTCGGAACTTCCCCGAGTATACCATCTCCTACTAATCCTACCTCTGCTGCTTTTGAAGTAAACGTCGGAACGGGCGGGACCGCATCATCAGGCCAAATTAATTTCGCCTCTGCTGCACCTAATGGATGGATTTGCCATGCGACAGATATTACGAATCCCAGTTCTAGCGTGACTGTTGCTACTCCTTTAAATCCTAATAGAATAACTTTAACGAATTACTCGCGCACGACGGGGGTACTTACCGCTTGGGCGGCGTCAGATATAATAGCCGTTTCATGTAATGGGTTTTAACCATTGAGACACGATAGTTTATGACCACAAACTCCCAACGCATGATGAACACGGCCGGCAGCGGCGGCTTCGTCGGAATGCTTTTCTCTAAGTAAGGTCCTCCAATGCAAAAATCTAGGCTAAAGGTGGTGCTGGCAGTGCTGGGCCTAGCGGGTAGCCCAGCTTGGGCGGGGGGATTTTTGACCAATGATCTGCCCCCAGCTGGGGCTATTCCAGGCACCTTTCCGTTTACGGGGAATGAAACCATTCCCCTGGACACTAATCTGCCGATGGGCCAGGTGCCGCAGAGTGAGAGTGCGAGCTTGACGCAGCTGGCGCAGTTTTTTGGAGGTGGGGGTGGAGCCGGGAGCACCTTCGGTCAAGCCTTTCCGACCACCGGCGGGGCCATTGGGGCGTACAATTCCGGGAATATGGTGTATGTCGGGGCGGATGGAAGTCATAATCTGCTGGTGAACTGTGCCGCAGGCTGTGTGGCGGGGACTGGGACTTTTAATAATAACTCTGATGCGGTTGCGACTAGTTCGACGAATGGGCAAGCGGCGAGCTGGTTGTATGGGTTCAATGGGGCGACTTGGGATAGGCTGAGGGTGGATGGGAGCAAGAATCTGTTTGTGGATTTGGCGACTGCTCTGCCTGCCGGGGGCAATGTGATTGGGGCGGTGACGCAGAGTGGGACTTGGAATTTGGGGAGTATCACCGGGTCTATTTCCTTGCCTTCTGGCGCCGCCACTTCTGCCCTACAGACAAATGTCCGACAGACGGTGGCAGCAGGCACTGTTGCGAGTAATTCTGTCTTGATAGGGGGCATTTATAATTCCTCCCCTATCACCATGACCAATGGGCAGGGCGCGGCAGTGCAGCTGGACGCGAATGGGTATCTGGAGGTTAATATCAAGTCTGGGGGTGGGTCCGGTGGGACTAGCTCTACCTTCACCTCCGCTTTTCCGTCCACCGGGACTGCCATAGGCGCGAGCAATGGCGGGAATATGGTCTATCTAGCCGCGGATGGAAGCCACAACCTGCAAGTAAACTGCACTGTCGGGTGCAGTTCCTCCGGGGGGTCTAGCTTGGCAGATACTGGCACTTACACTCTTGGCACCACTTCCTTCACCGTCACCGGCGGAACTTTCAATAGCTCTCCCGGCACCTTGTCCTCTGGGCAGGCTGGGGCGGTGCAGATCACCAGTGATCGGATGATGTTTACTAATCTGGGGAAGGTGAATGCGGTAGCGGTGCTGACTGGGGCTGGGGCTACCGGCACTGGGGCGCAGCGGGTGGCTGTAGCCCAGGATACCACTACCCTGGCGGGGAGTGCCCCTGGCACGGCGGGCAGCCCTAGTGCAAATGTGGTAAGTGTGCAGGGGGTGGGGTCTGGGACGGCCTTGCCGGTGAGTCAGAGTGGCACTTGGAACTTGACCAACATCACCGGGTCGGTGGTTTTGCCGACAGGCGCGGCTACTGCGACCAACCAGACCAATGTCCAGGGTCCAGTGGGCGCAGGCACTGCTGCGAGTAATTCTCTGCTGGTCGGCGGGATCTACAACGCAAGCCCCCCGAGCTTAGGCACTGGACAGCAGGCGGGGCTGCAAGTGGATTCCAGCGGAAATATCAAAATCTCCTGTCAAGCTGGGTGCACGGGGACTGGTGGGACTAGCTCAGCTGACTCTGCTACCTACACCCAAGGCACCACTTCTTTCACCCCCATCGGCGGACTCTACACCACTTCTGTGACTAATTTGACCTCCGGGCAAGCTGGCGCCGCCCAACTTACCACAGACCGGATGCTGTATGTGAATGTGGGGAAGATTGGGGGAACTGGAGTTGCGGTGGGTGCAGGCGCCGCAGGCGGTGGGGTGCAAAGGGTGACAGTGGCACAGGACAGCACGACTATTGCGGGCTCGGCAAGCCTTCCTGCTGGAAGCAATACCATCGGCTCTGTTGCCCTTTCCAACATCCTCACTAACCCCACCTCCACCCTGACCATGACCGCTGCTACCACCGCCTACACCGCCGGGTGGCTGATTGCAAACAACGCGACCGCAGGTAGTGTGACCGTGCCAAGCTTTGCCATTGCCACCTCCGGCGGGGGTGCGGTTATTCCGCGCCTGCGCCTGCGGAATAATGACACCACTAGCACTAGCTGGGGCGGGCAGACCATCCAGGTGGATCTTTGGACCGCTGCACCCACTTTCACCAATGGAGACCGGGGGGTTTGGTTGACTGCGACGGGCAGTGCAGGGCATGTTGGGTCTTATCTGTGTGGAATGTCAGCGGTGCAGGGGGATGGGATTTTTGCAGAATGCTCTCCGTCCGTGGGGAGTTACTCCACCGTTAAGCTGGCTTCTGGCACTAGTGTTTACTGGACTCTCCAGGCGACTACTGGGAGTGGAGTGACTGGAGCGAGTAAGGTATGGACTCTGACCGCGGAGTTGCTGAACTGATGCTACGCAGGAGATTTATTGGAGGGGCTTTGGCCCCTTTAGCCCCTTTGGGGCTTGCTCCTTTGGCAAAAGCACAAATCCCCCCTCCGCTGTTGGTGGGTCCGAATGGCCCGACTTTCTGGACCATGGCCTACCCACTCACCCCCACTAAAGACCAGCCCGCGCAGATGGCCTTTAGCAACAAGAATCTCACTATTACCTCTGTGCTGAATGGGGGGAACAGCCTTGGGATTGCGAATAAGGCCAAAACCACCGGGAAGTGGTATTTCGAGATCACCATCGGCGGGGTGACAAATAATATGACCTTTGGGATTGTGGACCAGGGGTATAACTGGCTGGATGATTTGGGCGCGGATACTGATGCAATCGCCTTCTACCCGGTATCTCCGCCGACGGCACTTTACTTTAACAATGTGCAGTTAAGTGGAGGGTCTACTGCTGAAGGTAATGGGGCGGTTTGTGGGTTTGCGGTGGATTTGGGAGCGCGGCAGTTCTGGGTGCAGAGCCCGCAGATGATTGCCAGTGGCAACAACTGGAACAACGCTCTGCTGTCTGCGAGCAACCCGGCGATAGCGCTTGGTGGGGCGGGGTTTGCCGGGATTGGCAATGGGCCGTATAGAATCGCGGCGCAGAGTATGGAGTCGGGGAATACCTACACACTGAACACAGTTGCTCCGTTTGTGTATGGGATACCGGCGGGATTTCAGGCTTGGACATAGGGGGCAAAGCCCCCTTTTTAGGAGAAGTGGTATGAAAAAGGGTTTAGTTGGAGTTGTGTTTGGGGCGGTGGTTGGGTCGGCCGCGCTGGCAGTGGCTGGGGGATTTTTGACCAATGGTTTGCCGTTTGTCTCTGCCCCGACACTGAATGGGGTGGCACAGCCTTTCCCGAATGGAATTGTGACGGAATTGGGGGCTGGGATGCTGATTCCGGTGGACACCCAGCTGCCAAATGGCCAGGCTCCGCAGAGCGTGGCCGGGACGGTTTTCCAAATTGCTGCGCTGTATGGAGAAGCGGCGGGTAATACTGCCACTAGCACCGCAGGCGCCGCCACGCTTAATACCAAAAGTGGGGTTATTACTACCGAGTCTCTTTCCACCGCAGCTGGCAGCACTTATTCGTTTGTGCTAACAGATTCCTTAATTCTCTCCACCTCCACCGCTCCGCAGGTGATGATGTATTCGAAGACTAACACTGGTGGGGTTATTGCTGTGACAAGTGTTACTGTGGCAGCAGGCTCGGCGACTATTGTGTTTACGAATACTGGGACCACTGCGTTTAATGGGACGATGACGATCGTTTTCCATGTGTAAGGGTTTGTAGGGCAAAGAATGGCCGCAGGCTAGGCCCAGCCCAGTGGAAGTCTCCGCAGAATTCCCGCCCAAGCTCCAGTGCCTCTTTCTCCCCAAACGATACAAGATTCTTTGGGGTGGGAGAGGCGCGGGGAGAAGTTGGGGGGTGGCCAGGGCGCTAGCCCTGATAGGGGTACAGAGGAAGATCAGGGTGCTTTGCGTCCGGGAGTTTCAAAATTCCATCTCCGAGTCAGTGCATAAGCTGCTCTGTGATCAAATTGAAGCACTGGGACTGGGTGGAGAGTATGAAATCCAGCGGGACAAGATCACCGGGCGGAATGGCACCTCTTTTACCTTCGATGGAATCAAGAATAACACCAGCAAAATCAAGTCTTACGAAGGAATTGATTATTGCTGGGTGGAAGAGGGGAACAAGGTCACTGCAAGTAGCTGGGAAATCCTCTTGCCCACTATCCGGAAGGACGGGAGTGAAATCTGGGTGACTTTTAATCCAGAGCTGGAAACAGACTACACCTACCAGAGATTTGTTCTCCGCCCAAGCGCGGAAAGCTATGTGGTCAAAATGACCTGGAAGGACAATCCCTGGTTTCCGGATGTGCTGAAGCTGGAGATGGAAGACCTTCGGGCGCGGGATTATGATGCGTATTTGAATGTCTGGGAGGGGAATTGCCGCCATGCCCTAGAGGGCGCGGTGTATGCAAAGGAGCTTCGCAGGGCGACTTCCGAAGGAAGAATCTGTATGGTTCCCTGGGACCGGGAGACTCCGGTGGGGACTTTCTGGGACCTGGGCCGAGCCGACAGAACTGCAATCTGGTTCGCGCAGAGGGTGGGGATGCAGTTTAGAGTGCTGGATTACTTTGAAGCCTCCGGGGAAGATATTCACTTCTATCTGCGAGAGTTGCAGAGGAAGGAATATGTCTATGATCAGCATTGGCTCCCGCATGATGCCACTGCGAAGCGCCTGGGGTCCAAGAGGACCATTGAGGAGATTGTCCGGGGGGCTTATGCTGGGGTCCGGGTAGCCAAAAAGCTCTCTGTGGTAGACGGGATCAATGCCGGAAGGGTGATCTTTCCGAATTGCTGGTTTGATGAGAAACGGTGCGCCGAAGGCTTGAATAGGCTGCGGCATTATCGCTACCGGGTGGTGGCAGGGCTGGGGGCCGGGATCAGGGCAAAGCGGAAAGTATAATCTCCAAGCTCGCCCGGAAGCTCGCTCCTTCGGTTGAGCTAGAGTCTGGACGGGCGAGTATTGGAAAAGGCTGGATGGGATGAGTGAGAGTTTAGAGCTAAAACTCCAATCCGCCGAAGGCATTGGGACCTCCGGGGATCCAGTGATAGATGAGCTGCAAAGAAGATTCAAGCAATGTTCAGAGTGGGAAGCTCACTGGCGGCAGCTTTTTATTGAAGATCTGAAGTTTGATTATGCGGATTCGGATAATGGTTACCAGTGGCCGAATGCAGTCCGGCGTAGCCGGGATGTGGAAAACCGCCCCTGCCTGACTATGAACATCACCCACCAGCACAATCTTCAGATCATCAACGAGGGCAAGCGCAATAAAACTGGAGTAAAGATCCTCCCGGCGGGGGGCGGTGCTACCGCGGAAAGTGCGAAGATGATGAATGCGCTGGTGGGGCATGTGGAATATCAGTCTAATGCCCAGACCGCCTACTCAATCTGCCGTGAGTTTCAGGTGGTGGGTGGGTATGGAATGCTACGGCTGGTGACGGATTACCCGAGCCCGGATAGCTTTGACCTGGAAATCTTTATCCGAGCGGTGCGGGACCCACTTACAGTTTATCTGGACCGGGACTGTCGGGAGCGGGATGGTTCTGATGCTCGGTATGGAATGGTCTTTGATGTGGTTCCGAAGGATGAATTCGGCGAAGCCTATCCAGAGTTCCTAGACCTGGCGGGCGAGCAGCCATTTGCGCTGGTGGCAGATGATGATTACTGGGTCACTAAAGACCATGTTAGGGTTTGTGAGTATTTTAGGAAGGTTCCGAAGAAAGATAAGCTGCTGTCTTGGCGCGAAAGCGGCGCTCCGCGCACGGCCAGGGCCTCCCGGCTGCACAAGGACCAGGTAAAAGCCCTGGTGGACGATCCCCAGACCCGCATCCGTATAGTAAACGACGAAGTCGTTGAATGGAAGCTGGTGGTGGGGAATCAAATCATCGATGAGACTATCTGGCCGGGCAAATACATCCCCCTGATCCGCTGTATAGGGGAAGAGACTATGATTGGGGGGATACTGGACCGAAAAGGCCACACCCGGAGCATGAAAGATGCTCAGAGGATGTATAATTATAATGCCTCTGGGCAGGTGGAGTTTGTTGCCCTGCAAAGCAAGACCCCATGGACCGGGGCTGCGGCTAGCATTGAAGAATTTGAAACCTATTGGAACTCCGCCAACACCGCAAACCACTCTTTTCTTCCATTTAAGCATCTGGATGATGATGGCAATCCCATCCCGCCGGATGCCATGCCGCGCAGGATTGACCCTCCGGTGCAGTCCCAGGCTTTTGATGCGGGGATGCAGACTGCTTTTAACCAAATAATGATGACATCTGGGCAGTGGCAGAACCAGATGGGGATGATGGGGAATGAGAGGACCGGGGCGGCGATACAGAAGCGGCAGGACCAAGGGGATACCGCGACTTATCATTTTCAGGATAATTTTGACGCGGCGATGGTCTGCTTGGGAAAACAGCTTATTGACCTTTTTCCAAAGGTCTATGATACCAAGAGAATAATCAACATCCAGGCAGACAACGGTGTGGACCAGGAGCTGGAACTGGACCCGGCCCAGCGGCTGCCGTATTTGCAGAAAATCGGCCATGATCAAGAGGTGGTTAAGAGGATTTTCAACCCGGCCCTGGGAAAATATGATGTCCGCGCGGCGCCTGGGGCGGCTAGCGGGACTAAGAGGGAAGAAACTGTCCAGGCGATGAGTTTGATTCTTACCCAGTCCCCCGGCTTGACCGGGGTTATTGGGGATCTGCTGCTGGCTGCAATGGAATTCCCGGAGGCGCAAGAAGCCGCGCAGCGCCTCCGGCGCATGGTCCCTCCGCAGGCGTTGGGGCAGGGTCCGAGTCAGCAAGAACAGCAGCTAATGATGCAGTTGCGCCAGACGCAGGCGGCCTTGGGCGAAGCCTTGCAGAAGCTGGGCAAAGAGCAGCTAAAGCTGGTGGGTAAGGCTGAAATGCGGGATATCGATGCGTATAAGGCGGAGACGGAGAGATTCAAGGCTTTGTCTGATGTGTTGATGCTGGACCAGGGGGGTCTGGAGCAAGTAGTGCATCAGCTTACCCAAGAGGCTGCGCAGACGCATCTGGGTCCGATTCTGGTGGAGAATGCCAAGAGCCTTACCGATGCTCAGGGGAACCCAGCTTCTGGCGAAGCCCCAAAAGCTGCCGCAGGCCCTGCCCAAAACGGAAGCTCTGCCCTAGCCCCGGTGCCGGGGGCTCGGCAAGCTGGAGATGGAGAGTGGTATTTGACTGACCCCACTAGAGTGGGGAAGTATATGCGTGTAGCTCCGCTGGCACAGGAACACCGACCGAGAGGAATTATCGCGAATGCCTGACTTTGACAATAATTTGTCCTTGGATTTGACGCAGCCCTGGCAACAGACAGTGGCCCAGTTGGGAATGCTGCCCCAGGGACCGGCCCCCAATGCCCTTGCCCCGGCTTTGCCTAGTGCTTCCCATGCCTTGGCATCTCTGCACAAGCTGCTACCGCCGGGCTGGGGGTTTGTCCCAGTGGATCATGACCCGTTTGCAGGAGGCTCTGCTAGTGTCCAATCGTCCTAGCAAGCATGGGCATAAGCTGGTGGTGGAAACGGCAGTGGGCATGGCTCACGAACTCTACGACACCATGATGCAGATAGATGGGTTTTATGCTCAGTGGAAAGGGTTGAATCCAGAGCTGGGGCCGAAGGCCCTGGAGGCGAAGTTTGTGCGGAGGAATCTGGGGCAGCTGTTGCCGCAGGCTAGGGCCGCGCTTGCGGCAATGCTTCGCACATGTCCGGACCCCAACTTGTGTGAAACCATATATGAAGCCTTAATCCTGGACCATACCCTTATCCGTGGAAGGACTACTCATGTTTCTTAGAACCTGGGCCTTACCCCAGGCGCTCCGCGCCCCAGATGGAACGAGCGGAAGCCCAGAAGGGCTAGAAGAACAAGTTCCAGCCTCGCCAGTGGTCCAGGAAGAAGAGGGGGCTCCCCCCACCTCCGCTCCTGCGGAAGCTAGTGCTGAGGCTGGCTCTGCCACCGGGGGCGAGGGGGGCTCTGCCTCGCCCAAACCCCCGGTAGTAGACTGGAGAGAACGGAGGATTGCGCAGCTTACTGCTAAGCTCCGGGAGGCAGAGGCACGGGCTAGTGCAGTGCCGCCTGCGGCAGCAGCTGCCCCGCAAGCTGATCTTTCCCTGGTGGAGACTAGGGCTAGGGAACTTGCCGCGGCCCAACGCTTCAATGATCAGTGCAATGACGCGGCTACCGCAGGTAGGCAAGAATTTACCGATTTTGACACCAGAGTAAATGCGCTGGTGCAGCTAGTCGATCGGAGTGACGCTAATAGCGTCTCCGCGTATAATCAGTTTCTCTCTGCTGCGTTGGAGACTGGAGCGGCGCCTAGGCTGATTCATGAGTTGGGTGGGGATTTGAATGAGGCAAGCCGCATTCTGGCTTTGCCTCCGGTGAAGATGGCAGTGGAACTGGCCCGTAGGGCCATGACTGAGCCTACGGCAGTATCGAGGACCCCCAAGCCTTTGGCGACTGTAGGCTCTCGTGGGGTTTCGAATGAAGTGATCGATCCGAGGGACTCTGTTCGGGCGGATAAACTTTCCACTGCTGCCTGGATGGAACGCCGAGAGGCGCAGGTTCGGGAACAGCAGGCTAAACGCAGAGGTTAATGTCGGGAGACATAAATTCTGGCTATCTGGGGGCGGCCGCTAGGCCCCTTGCCGGTTCCCTGGGTCCTAAACCCTCGTCAGGACTGTTAACGAGCCTGTCCAGCTCATTTTGTCTTAACCCAAGTGCTGTAGAAAGGGCACTTTTAACAAAGGAAGCTGGACATGGCTAATTCCCTTCTAACAATTAACATGATTACCCGAGAGGCTGTTCGCCTCTGGAAAAATTCCAACGCATTCATCCAAAACGTAGATATGCAGTATGATGATTCTTTCGCGGTTGTGGGGGCTAAAATTGGTTCCACTCTCCGTATTAGGTTGCCAAATGATTTCACCGTAACCACCGGACCGGCCCTGTCGGTCCAGGACACTTCGGAACAGTCCACCACCCTGGTCCTTGCCACACAGAAGCATGTGGACGTTGCGTATAGTACGGCAGACCGGACCCTCTCACTAGACGATTATTCTCGGCGGGTGCTGGCCCCGATGGTTAACAATCTGGCCGGTGCGGTGGCGGTGGATGTTATCAGCGGGGCGGATGGCGGCATTTGCAACTTTGTCGCCAATCAAGATGCCTCTTCCAATATCCTCTCCCCTGGTGCGAGTGCCTATCTGGGCGCTGGCGCGAGCCTAACCCTCAACTCCGCGCCCATGGCCAATCGCAAAATCGTCAACAACCCAATTACAGAAGCTCGGGTAGTGGCGAGTTTGAGCGGGCTTCTTAATCCGCAGGCAGAGCTGTCCCGGCAGTATGTGACCGGCCGGATGTATGACGCGCTTGGGTTTATCTGGATGTCGGATCAGACGGTCACGGTCCATACCACCGGGGCGTTGGCTCAGGGCTCGGCTACGGTGAATGGCGCAGCCCAGACCGGGCTTAACCTAACTGTGAATGCGCTCGCCGCAGGCTTGGCCCAGGGCGATATCATTACCATCGCGGGGGTCTACGCGGTCAACCGGATCACCAAACAGTCCACCGGGCAGCTTCGACAGTTTGCAGTAACCGCTACTGTTGCCGCTGGCGCAACGAGCATTCCTATCTATCCGGCGCTGGTGCCTGCGCAGAATGGACAGCCGGTGCAATACCAGACCGTCACTGTCTCTCCGGCGAATGGCGCGGCGGTTAATCCGAGCAACGGCCTTGCAGCAAGCACCGCCTACCGCAAGAACTTTGCATATGCTCCGGAGGCTGTGACCCTAGCTACCGCAGATTTGGAAATGCCGCAGCACGTCCACGAGTCTGCTCGGGAAATGTTCGATGGAATCTCCATGCGCATGGTCACAGATTACTTCATCGGCACAGATCAGCTTATCACCAGGCTGGATGTCCTCTATGGGTATCTGTGGATTCGGCCGGAGTGGGCTGTTGTAGTGGCAGATCAGCTTTAGAAAAGGGCTTTGCCCTTAGAAAAGGACCCCCTCCCCTTGACCCCCATTCATCAAAGACTCCAGCAAGACTTGGCAGCAAAGCATTCTGGCAAGCCGCAGAATCTTATGCTGTTGCAGGTGGCGCTGTCCCAGGTGGATGAGGGTCTGGCGGGCCTGGCGCGGCTGGGCCATCAAATGCACCTGGAGGAAGGCCCGCCGCCCCCTTTGGAAGAGTGGCCTAGGGTATTTTTCCACCTAAACTTTCCGCAGGGTCGGCTGGTCCGGTCCCGCTGGGAGTTGGCGGATTTGGGCGAGGGCTGGTATCCGACGCTGGAGCAAGCCCAGCATCAAGACGGCGTGGCTGTGCAGATGGCCGGGCGAGGCGGGGTCGGGAATAGAAACCTGCCGGTGGTTATCAAACAATCTTAAAAGTAGAGGTTTCTATGGACTTTAATGAATTTAGGCAGAAAGTGGTCTTTCCGGTGGCGGACAGGCCGCAGCTGGTGGGACTTGCGAACTTTCACCTGGACAACATGCACGCGGCCATTGCGGGATTGCAGAATATGGGGCATCGGGTGGAGGTGGGCTTTGCTGAGGCTCCCGCGCCGCTGCAATTTCCCAAAATGCTCTACCACCCGGACGGCACTACTTTGGAAGTGGTAAACTCCGCCGCCGAGATTGCTGCGAAGGCAGATGGCTGGGCCGAACACGCGGGCGCGGGGGGTTAGGAGAATGGCCCGGCAAGCACAGCGATTCACCGTGTATGATATGATGGAGGCGAAGGGGCTTTTTGAGGCCAATCCGGCCAACCCCGGCAGCAGATTTTCTGATGGGACCAGCGCCTACTCTGGGCCGGTGAAGTTCCCCAAAATGCTCTATCACCCGCAGGGCCTCACAGAAGTGACGGTGCCTGCGGTGGCAGTGGAGACACCTTTTGGTCCCCAGTGGAGAGGGGAGCAGAAGCAGATCATTTGCAAAACGGTCGGGTCGGTGCAGGAGGAAGAAGCGCTCCTAGCCGAAGGCTGGCACGAGCACCCCGCACATGCAATGGAAGCGGCTGGGTTACAAGCCCCTCCCATCAGCTCCGGCGCGCGGATTGACGATCTGCAAAGGCAGATTGAAAAACTCACTGCGGAGAGGAATGCAGCGAGGGCACTGGTGGATAGGGCTCTGCCCCCTGCGGCCGCACCTTCCCTTCTTGGCAAAAAGGCGTAGCTTCTGATGACAAAACGGCTAAGACTCTGGTTAACGGCAGTCTTGGCCGTTATGGCATATGGCGAGGCTGCCCATGCCCAAACCTCGTGCAACGTGCTTTCCCAGGCCCAGGTCCTTTCCACCTTCGCCGACAATGTTCCCGCCCAATCCATCAAACCATCCACCTTCCGGAATGAGGTGTGTTCGGTTGGAAATTTTCTCATAACCCCAGTCGGGTCCAGCACATCTCTGCCATTGGCTCAATGGCTGTCGTACGTGGCCGGAGGCCCCAATCCAAATATCCTTATGGTCTCTGGTCTGGTCGCCGGGAGTCCTACTGGTGGCTCCCTTGGAGTTGGCACGGTGAACGCAACGGGGTTATTCGTGAATGGAGTCCCGGTTTCTGGGGGACAAAGCATCCCGAATGCTACGTTGCTTGGGGGGACAGGGATGGCCTTCACCGGGATTGGGATTGGGAGTGGGCTGGTGCTGGGAGGTGGGACCCTCTCGGTGGGGGGTGCGTTGGCCCCGAGTAGCATTGTAGTGGGGAGCCCGACCGGGGGGAACACCGGGGTCGGGACCATCAACGCCACCGGGGTGTTGATTAATGGGGTGCCGGTGGCCGGGGGGATTAGTATTCCCAGCGCGAATTTGCTGGGGGGCACTGGCGCAGCCTTTACTGGGATTTCCGTGGGGGCTGGGTTGAGCTTGGGTGGGGGAAACCTTTCCGTCACCACCCCTTACAACCCGACCCTAGTCGGCATCACCGGAGGTTCCATC